GTTCTCAATGAACTCCATTTCAAATGTTTCCGTATCTAGAATATGAAAACCTCGTTTATCACCACAGTCATTCCAATACAATTCGTATGGATTGCCTAGGTAATAAATTTTACCATCATTACTTCTGGTGTGATAGTGTCCAGAAAAAACGAGGTCAAACTTATCAAAGTGTCCTTTGTCAATACCAGCCATTTGGGTACAACCAGGGTATAGTTGAAACCCATGAACCTCAAGGTGACCGAAAGCAATCTTTACTTTAGTCTCTGAGATTTTGGATACTGTCTCATCATAATTGTCTTGACAGATCCAAGGTATGCCAAAGAATTTGAACCCATCAATATCATACTCGCCAGGAGAAGATATTGGAGTTATGTTGTCATAAGCCTCCAAGAGAGAATCAATAGAATTGATCTCATTGGTGTTCTTATAATAAATGTCGTGGTTCCCCACGAGCTGCCAGACCTTTACGTCAAGGTCTTTAAATCTATCATATACCTTATCTCTCGCCCAGTCAAGTGACCAGAAATCAATGGACTTACGGTTATCAAAAGCATCTCCCATATGGATGCAGTGCTTGATCCCACGCTCCTCCAACGTAGGAAAAAACACATCGTTATAAAACTTTTCAAAGAAATCATGAAAAGGTTTGCTACCGCGACGACCACCAAAGTGGGTGTCGGTAATGATCGCAATCTTCATGGTCTAGGATTAGTACGTCGATTAATCAATGAAATAAATTTATCGTTAGCAAATGTGCCGCCAATGCACACTTCAATCTCATCATCATCTTTCCAATTCTCACTACCATCTTTTTTGGTATGAGCTAATGCTTCAGTGAGATCGTCAATAATTTTTTGGGTCAACTTCATTGATACATCTTTGTTTGTACTGCTTCCTTAATAGAATTATAATCGGAAGAACTGCCGTAGTCATCATCTACGTGCATAACTTCATCATATCCTGACTTTTCAATAATCTTAGTTCTAATCTCCATCTGCTTCTTCTCTTTCTGAATACGTCTCAGAAATGCATAGTGAATAATTTGAGTAAAGTAAGCAAAAGGATTTGTAGATTTCTCTGGATTAAAGTTATGAATGTATTGAACACAGTTCTCAATACCATCACAGATCATGTCCTCACGGAACATGTAGTTTACAAAGTTTGGTTTATAAGATAGGTGCGTGGCAATTTTTAGAAAACACTCACCAAGATAATTACTGATACGTGGTTTAGGTTGACCCGCTTCTTCGGCGTCTTTTACATCTTTTTTGTACTGAACAATTGCATACAAGAATTCCTTGTTATTCACATAGTGTTCAGATCTCTTTCTCGTCTTTGCTGGAGGCATACCATAAGTCCTTCTTATTGTATTTGAATTCATTGTAACATGAGAAAACCATTATGTCCAGTTGACACGGGTCTCATATTACAGTACAATTACTCTGCCAGAGTTCAGAAGGGATATGCTATTCAGCTTCTGTACTCTCTGATTTCTTCCAGATCTTTTCTAGAAGCTCTCTCGATTTGGCAACCGTACCGAGTTGTCCCATCTTTCGGGATGCTTTGATTTTTCCACTTCCACCATCAGATAGATTGGAAATAATAAATCTTTGATAGTATCCTACTACATCAGAATCATCTTCTGCTTCTACAACAGTAATAACTCTATCCATAGGAATAACTACGATGCCTTCTTTAGGAAGACTGCGTAACCATGGCATCATTCTGAGTCCTTCCGCATTTCCCTGTAGATGTACGGTTTCAATTTCTACGGGGTCGCTGACGACGAGAACAGTTTTCCCATTCTCTTCCACGGGAAGAATCTCAGCGAAGATTTCTTCACCAGATACTAATTTAATTGAACCAAAAAATTCTTCTTCCATAATTACTTGAGTTTAATTTGTGAGAACTCATAATTAAAGTCTTCTTCATTGTAGACCTTAATCCTTTCAATCAGATGGTTAAGCGTGTAATTCTTTCGACCGTTATGCGTTACGTCATCAGCAATATCATATAACATTGCCTTAGACTTGTCCGTCCCTTTTCGGAGAACCCTACCTATAGACTGTAGATTCCTGATCCTTGATTTAGATGGAGACGCAAATACTACATTGTGTAGGTTTTTAATATTGATGCCTGTTGAGAACGTACCGTAAGAGGCAATGATTATAGCATCTTTCTCTTGTTCAGTAATTGATCTAACTTGTTCTCTTTCTTCGGCATCCACGCCACCGTGAACAAAAAATACTTTACGCTCACTGTTTGCAGAACTATTTATCATCTCATATAGTGGTTGTCCATGACTCTCGACCCTAGAGTATAGTATTAGTGTATTACCAATAAGACTTAGGGAAAGATTTTTGATGAAAAGATTTCTTTGTTCATGTCCAATTAGGTATTGCAATTCATCTTCATACGTGTCAAAATGTCTAGGAGCATGTTTCAATAAAAGAATTCTGATGTCCAGTTTAGATAAGTGTCCCTTTTTGATGAGTTCACTTGTGTGTGTAATCTTGTAACTTGGACCGAACAATCCTTCTAGCACCCACTTATGAGTTTGTGATCCATCAAGTGTTCCAGTAAATCCATACCTATACTTACAATCTCTCAATTTGGTCATGATTCCAACCAAAGATTTAGATTTGAACTGGTGCGCTTCGTCACCAATGACAACTCCAAACTGTTCAAAAAATTTCTTATCCAACTTGTAGATAGACTGCCACGTTGTGATAGTTACTGTTCTTGGATCAAACTTCTCTTTACCAGAGTAAATCATATGACAATGGTTTTCTGCATCCCAACCATAGTCTATGAAATCCTTATACATTTGTTCCACTAGAGAAGTTGTTGGAACCACTAAGAGAACTTGTTGTTTCTTTTCAGTAAAATATCTAACAAGTGCATAGATCATCAAAGATTTTCCCGACGCAGTAGGCGAGATAAGTAATCTTCTATTATGTTTTAACGCATCATATACACCTTCAATCTGATAGTCCCTAGCAGAAAGTCTAGTGATAGACGACATATATCCCTTTACACCTTCTTTGGTAATCGTTTCATTCTGTTCAAAAGGAGTACCATAGAACTTACTATTTGTAAAACTTACTGTATAGTTTGACTTCTTTGCCCACGAAACAACCTTATCTAATAAACCAACGTAAATCTCACCAGTAGCCGTAGAGTATAAACGAATTTTTCCGTCCCAATACTTACTACGATACTGTGGCATGAACTTTGCACCAGGAACATCAAATGTAAAAAAGTCTGATAGTTCTTGATTAATGTATGGTTCTGCTTCTACTTTTAGAAAGACTTCATTCTTTTTGGAAATTACAAGATCAGTCATAACCGCGAATAAACCTCTGCCATTCAATAGCGTTCTTAATTTGGTAAGTTCTATTTTGAATTACCTTAAGGATACTTTCTAGATAAGAAAGCATAATGTCATAGTAGTCAATCTTGGAAATACATTTGATGAGTTCATCATCTGCATCCAAATACTTGTCTAGATCTGCTTTGAGTACTTTAAAATCAAACGGTTTCTCCACGTAAACTTCAGGGGAAGCCTTACCAGAGTAATACTCCCACTTGTCTCTTCTGAGTACTTTGTACTTATTTTCTTGTCCTTTTTTGAGGACTAAAATATTGTTATAAATTTTATAATACTTTGAGTGTAACGACGGCACCTTTGTAGATTCTGTGTGCAACTCATCGTTATCTATTTTTGAATCCTCATCCCAAAGATTTTCAATTAATTCAAGATTCATCCTCGATTAAACTCTCCACATTAAAAATAGTATATTTAAAAGTGGCTGTCGCCATAATATAATTTATATCAGTTTCCTGAGCGGTAAATGAGATAGGTGTCAGGGATACTGGGAACATATCATAGAAATCTACTTTAGCAGTATTGTTAAAATTACTGTTAAAGATGAGAAGAGTTCCATCAGAATACGCATTGAAGTCTAATGGAATTGCTTCTCCTAGAGATTCTGGATAACCCAAACCCCTCATCCATCTCTCAATTTCTAGGTAGTTCTCTAGATTTTCATCAACAAAGAATGTTAGATCAAAATCATTAAATACCAGTTTATCTCCTGGTACAGGAAGATCTCTCAGGTAGTTTGACTGTACAGCCGTACCTAAGTTAATTCCTGGGATAGTTGCAGACTGAGAAAAGAAATCGGCTTTTGGAGCTCTTGTCGTAGTGAATTTAAATCCAGCAGGAGACAAGAAATTTCTGTTTCTTAGTTGTCTCTCCCAGGCAGTTAATTTGCCAGCACCTGTTGGCATAGTCTTCCTCGGGTTTTAATTATTTATCAGAGATATCTGGAGGGGATAATTCCTCATCACAATCAGCGAACTCAGTAGCCATTTGTCCACCAATATCTCCACCTATGTTCTGACCCATCATAGTAGCCCAACCAGTCGCAAGCCAACCAACAAAGGGAATGCCAGACAAGACAGGAGCAAAACTAGCACCAATACTACTGCCGACCATGGCACCTGTTGACTGTCCACCACCTTCCGCCTTGATACACTCGACTTGTCTGGCACTGAGCTTTCCCGATTCGTGACCACCGAGATGCTTGGCTCCATCCATGGTGTATTCTTCGTGGGTGTTAATTGTAGCTCTACGGAGACCGAGAAACCCAGCAGGTTTATCAATACTCCTAGTTTGAGACATTACTTTAGGGTCATTAGAATTGTATTGAATACTATAACCATCTTTATCTGCTTCTACATGATAGGATGTGTAGTCTCCTACAGGTAAATTTACGGCTGGGAAATTTGACTTGTTAACAAGTAGTCCAATCATAGCGACGTGACCTATTCCCAAGACTGCCCCCAGTCCAGCAACAAACCATTTTGTCATGATACTGTTTATAAAGGCACTCCTATTTAGGAAAAGCTAAAAAAAAGACCCCCCGAAGGGAGTCTTGAATGAAGTTGTGAAACGAATCACATAAGGTTTTGAACCTTGACTCTTCTGTAGTAACGGTTGGCGTTAGCAAGAAGTCTTCCGAGACCCTGGTTGGAAACGTTACCCTCAGCGAATGGGTTAGCAACGATTCCATAACGAGTCTTGAAGCCGATCTTAGGCTGGAAGGTGTCCTGACCAACGGCACGAACCATCTGAAGAGGAACGTATGGGCAGTAGAACATACCAGCGTCATAAGGATTAGTACCCTTATAACCGACAACGTAGTACTGGTTAGCATCGTTGTTGGCAGCAAATGGGTCGATGTAGACCTTGTACTTACCAGCAAGTGTACCAGCGAAGGTGTTACCAGTGTCGTCAACGTTGAGGTTGGCGTTCAGAGCAGGAGTATAGTCTAGGATTCCTGCCATGGTGAGAGCAGAAGCAACGTCAGCAGAGCATAGGACAACGTTGCCCTTCCCTCTACGAGTTCTTTGTGCAATCTGGTTAGCATCTCTTTCGATCTGGAATAGAAGTCCTTTGAACTTCTCAACAGACCAACGACCGTTGGAGTCAACGTCTAGGTCGAACGCGCCAGGTGTCGCGGTGTTGATTGTAGCACCCTGTTCAGCAATCTTATAGATTGTACGGATGACTTCGCGGTTGATCTCAGCAAGAATCTCAGTAGAGAGAATGTTTGCGAGTTCAGCCTCAGCGTTTAGTCCGTGGATTGCCTTGAGGTCTTGTGCAAGTTCTAAGGAGTACTCAGCTTTCAGAGCTCTGGACTTTGCAGTCACAGTAACTTTCTCGATGCTGAATGCCATCTCTTGGAAAGCATTAGAAGCAGCGTCTCCGAGAGCTTCAGAGTCACCAGTGGTCATACCCTGACCAACATCATAAGCAGATGTGGTTGCAGATCCAACAGGGTTGAGGATCGAAGGGTTAGAACCAGACTGAGAGGTAGTACCGAAACCAGCAGCGGCATCAGAGAAGCCGTTGGTGAGGTTCTCAGAACTGTTCTGACCAGAGAATGCGGTATCTGGCTCGTCGAATAGAGCTTCAGTACCACTCTGGTTGGTGTAGCGGGAACGCATCGCGAAGATGAGTCCAGTAGGTCCGCTCATTGGTTGAACACCAGCAAGGTCATAAGCGACCAAGTTAGGCATTGCACGGCGGATCAAGGAGATCAAGACTGGATCGAAACCAGCAACAGGACCTGCATCAGTAGCAGAACCACTGAATCCACCAGTACCAGCAGAGTTGGTTGGGGAAGCTTCACCAAGGAATTCTTGGTTCTCGCGGAGCATTTGCTCCTGGTTCTC